TGACGTTAGACGAGCCGTTCGACACCAGAACGCCGAACTGCACGCGATCCGCGTTGTTCACGAGGAAGGCGTTACGCTGTGCGGCAGTGGCGGCAGCGTAGGTCACGACGGTGTCGGGCGCGTTGTACCCGTCCGTACCGACAGCGCCGGGAATGACGATGCCGTTCAGGTTGTCGATGACTTGCAGCTTCAGGACGAAGCGAGCAGCCCAATCGCGGAGCGATGGACCAGCCAGCTTGAGGATGTCCATGTTGGAGCGGTACGAGGACGACTTCGGCACCTTGACGGCGTTACGACGCCAGCGGGTGGTGACCTTGTCCACGAATTGCGCGAGATCGACTTCGTTGCCTTCCAGAACTTGCGAGTCGGAGACTCCGCCGTTCTTGATGACGCCAAGCAGAGGGACGATGATGTCCTTGCCGCCGTCCGTATCGCGCTCACGGAAGACGCGAATGATCGCGTCGGAGCCCTCACCCATGAACCGGTCAAGGCCGGAAGCGCGGATATAAGGCTTGTAGTATTTGTCAACGAGCCAGCGAGTCTCGTTCAGATTGCTGTTGATAACGACTTCGGCCAATTACCTGTCCAGTGCGAATTTTACCTCCCCCCAATCCGCATTCTGGACTTGCTTGACGCCACCCGATCCGGGAGCGTTAGACAGGCCGCGAGGGGCACGGGGGCGAGACGGTTCCAGAGAAGGAGCCTGAGGCTCCGGTGAAACAATCCAGCCCTGTGATTTGGCGTACTCTTGTGCGGCATCCTCAAAGGATTTTCCGCCGAGACGTTCCAGGGTCCGCGACTGTTGGTACTCACTTACGACAAACTCAACGGGTGATGCGGCCTGCTTGACCTTCAGCCCCAGAGTAGGATCAGGGTGTGCCTGCGCCCACTTCAAGGCCTCTTCGACCAACGGCTTACCGAACTTCTGTTCCGCCATGAACCCCGACATTTCTGCCTTGGATTCCCAGCGGGCCTGTTCGATCTGCCCTTGGACGTACTGGTTGAAACCAGCCGGGTCCTCATACGCATCTGGAATCTGTGCTGGCTCTTGAGGCTTGGGAGCCGGGACCTTGGCCCGCAACTCGTTCAACTCACGCTCAGCAGCCTGTCTCTTTGCCCGCTCTTCCTTCATCTCACGATAGAGAGTCGGGTTAAACTTCTCTTCAACAGCCTGCTCAGGTTCTGGAGTCTCAGGTTGTTCAGCTTCGACGGGTTCCGGCGTTACTTCCGGTTCCTGAACCTGTTCGACCTCTTCCACGATTTCCGTCGTCGGCTCATCGCCCCAGACATCGTCGTCGTTATCCAGAAAAGCCATTCGTATTCCCCTGCCCGGTCATCGGCGGCATCCCTACAGTGCAGATGATCGGCGCACTAACCCTGTTGTCCTGAATACAACCGTTTTTATTCGGTTGCAAGTGAGTGCCTATTGTTGAGGTTTGGCTTTATCGCCGTATTGCCACGCTTGCTGCTCGTGCAGTCTTTCGGCGTAAGTAGTGGCATCGTCAGGCGTAGCGAAAACGCCCAAATGCTGGCCTGTTCGTTCGTATTGAGCAATCGCCTCTTCGGGCGAAAGCACACGGGACCCATCATCCGAAACCGTTGGGATTAGAACCTCACCCTCATCCGTGCCAATGGACATAGAGGCGACAGTACTGATCGTGCCATCGGAATTATGCACGACAGGGCGAGCGTTCAGATCAATATTCCCGGGAATACGGATCGGCACGGCATCAAGTCCAAAAGGAGACGGCTGATTAGCCTGCATAAGGGTCTCTCTCTGGCTCAGGCCGCGTTAGATCAGCGTGAGTGCGGATCGCATCAATGCTCACATCAGCGTCGATCTGTTCGATCTTCGCTTGATTCAGCAGGGTATCGCTTTCCGTCTTCTTGATCTTCGCTTCGGTTTCCATGTTCGAAAGTTGCGCCGCCTGCATCTGAAGTTGGACAGCCATCTGCTGCATCTGCTCCTGCATCTGCTGCTGTTGCTGCATCTGGGCCTGTTGCTCCGGCGGCACCTCTTCCGGCTTGTCCACCAGTTCCTTGATCCGTTGCTTCTCAGGAATCGAGGACAGCAACACGCCGATCTCGAACGCCTTCTTCGGACCTACAGCCTCCGCCAGCATTGGGAACATCGGGGCGAGCGCTTCGAACTGTTCCGCAGCCAGGTTCGCCGTATCGGGAACCGTCTCGACCTCGATGTCTACATCCATCGTGGCGAGTTCGTTTTTCTTCTGGACCGGCACCCCTTGGGCTTGCATAGCCTGCGCCATACGCGGGTCAATGGGCTCACCATCAGGTCCGACAGGCTGATTCAGCCCCATGAACTCAGGTTTCTTGCTGTCGTCGCCCGTCGTCCTGATCCACCATGCTTCGGTCTTGAACTGCTTCAGCACGTTCCAGTCCATGCGGAACACGTCGTTCTCAAAGTCCTCGAAACGTCCCAGAGCACGAGCAATCTCGGTCATCCCGGCCTGTTGCAGCACCAGACGCGAACGGCCCGACTGATTGGCTGCACTGGCATCCGCGAGAACAGCAGGCGTTGGGGCCTGACGAACCAACGCCTGTCGCGCCTCGTTCATCATCAGCTGCATCCCGGCCATCAGGTCCGATGTCGGAATCAGCGTGTACCCTGACGGGATCACGCCATCAGGCTTGGCCGCTTCGACCGCAGCCGTCTTGCTGTCCACCTCAGGGACGAACCCCGCAGCCACGACCGCATCGGACACCTGTAGCTGACGAGAGCGGGCGAGGTGAAGTGCGCGAGACCCATAGGCGTTAAGCTCGTCCTGCGGGCTCAGCATGGCCTTCACGAGCCCCGCACGCTGGTTGTCGCGCGTGATCAGACAGGATTGGAACACGAACGGACACAAGGTCTCGCCACGGTCATCCTTGTACGGCGAGACGCCCTGTTCAAGCACGCCGCCCGCGTAGAACACCGACCGCATCCACTCGCCGTCTTCCTTGTGGTACAGTTCGACCACGAAGATACGGCGGCGCTTGGGATCGATCCAGCTTGTCGCAAGCAGGTTCTCGGGCTTGTCGGGGCGATCCAGGCCCATCTGTGCCGAACCCCACGAGGACGACGAGAACGCCTCTGCAAGGTCGTCTATGAACAGAGGGTAGCGCATGGACAGGTCGCCCTCGTACATCCACTTGCCGATCCCCTTGTACGACCCGTCAGAGAAGTCCGCCCGACGGGAGTGCGGGTCATAGATCAGTTCGTCATACGGAAGCTGGGTGATCGTCGGATCGCCGTTCTCGGATGACTCCACGGCGACGGCGGCAATCCCCTCGATCAGGAAGGTCTCTGCGGCGTCAACCTTCTTCTTGTGCCAGCGCTGGCTATCGGCCACGTACCGCAGCGCCTTGGACGCAACGTCAGCCTGTTCCTCGTTGTCGGGGTTACGCGGCCATGCACGCGGATCAACCTTGGCCTGCTGGATAACGCCAAGCATGCCGTTGATGGCCGGTGCGATCTCGTTGCGGATGACCTTTGGCTGACGCGACCGCTTCCAGGCGCGTTCAGTCTCTCCGAAAATCTGGTCGTTGTCGTAGTACCGACGCGCCTTCTCAGCGATGTTGCGGGATTCCTCCGTGCCGTCGCGGAAGTCGTCCACCATCTTGCGCAGCGGCATAGGGTTGATCAGGCGCAGTCGTTCGCGCTCGACCTGTTCGGGATCAGGTTCCGCGAGCGTGTCTTCCCAGATGGCGAGATCAGTCATTCAGATACCAGCCCGCACAGAAAGCCGTCAGGCCATTCGCCAGACGCCGGTTGCAATATTCAGTCGTCGTCATTGGCACAGGCCAGCGCGACTTACGCTCCAGCAGGTACATGATGTACAGCGGGTCGATCTCGATTTCGTCCATCAATATAAACCCGCGTCGTCCTGTTTCTCTCGCAGCCTAGCATAACGATCAATCGGCTTTTGTTCTAGTGCCGGTGTTGCGGGCTTACCAGCACGCCTCAGCCCCTCCAGCGCGTACCGCATGGCGTCGATAACGTGGTTGTCCTTGTCGTCCAGCATCGGCAGGATTTCGTCGGTCTGCTTGTCGATCTTGTAACTGAACTCCGCGATCTCCTTGGCGGCGTTTACACAGCGCGGGTTAATCACGATCTCGAACGTCTGGAGGAACGTAATCCCGTCCTCGATTGATCCTGGCCCTTTGACGGCGGGAACGATCTTCGGGAAGCCGTTACGCCGCATGTAGCTGACGACCTCAGGACGCGCGCTATCTGCGGTGATGCGGAAATCTCTGGAACGCGGGACAGTGTCGAAGAATCCCGGCGTCTGATCGACCTCGCAACCGACCTGATAGGCCTCGTAATCGATGAACAGGGTGTTGCCGGTTTGGTCTGCAATGGCCTTGCCATCCACCATCCTGCCGATGAACCCGCGCACAAGCACGGTTGGGTCGATAGCGAAACCCCAATCCGCGCCGAACCGGAACACGGCATCAGGTGGAGACGTAAAATCCTGCACGCGATAGTTCGTGAACACCTTGGCTTCGGAGCGGCCTTGATATCCTCCTAACCAAACGTGGTTATATTTTTCAGGATCGCGCTCTCGGTCGCCCTCCATCTCGTCAATCAGCTCTTGAGGAAGCCAAGGGTTCGACGTGTAGTTGACCTCAATAACGACCGAGTTTCGGGGCGGAGACTCACCACGAAAGAGGGTATCGACCGGATCGGTGGAATGGAGCGGGTTATAGCTGAACCAAATTTCCGATCCTGGCTTGCGGATGGTTGGCCGGAGCATATCAAGCGAGCGCTGACTAACGCTCTGCGCCTCCTCAACCCATGCGATGTCATAGCCCTCAAGAGACTTAATAGAGTCCTTGGTGTGCGTTTGAAGGCCCTGAAAGTCTATGCGTCCAGTGCGTGCGCCTCGGCTATCAAGAATGTGGATAGCAGATTCGTTGTCGCGCGGCACTTCGAACAGATG